AATCAGGGAGCAGGGGCGGTTAAGATGCGTATAGAGGCGGTGCGTCGTATTTTGCCGTCTGTTTGGTTCAATGAAAAGACGACGGTAGCAGGGCGTAAGGCGCTGAATTGGTATCACGAGAAATGGGATGAGAAGCGCGGCATTGGTTTGGGTGCAGAGCATGATTGGTCGAGCCATGGGGCGGATGCCTTTGGACTGATGTGCATTGTCTACGAAGCACCCAATGTCAAACCCAAGCAAGAGCGTTATTGCACTATGGAAAGAGAAGCGGCATCATGGATGGCATTCTAGATCAAGACTTTCAAAAAACAACAATCCTCGATGAATATGAACTCTATAAGCGTTTAAAGTCTTGGTACGCAGAAGATATTGAACATGTTAATGAATGGCGTGAACAGGCGCGTGAAGATTTTGATTTTTATAATGGTCGTCAATGGGCGGAAGAAGATCTTGCGGTTTTAAAAGAGCAACGCCGTCCTGTCATGACTTTTAACCGCATTGCACCCCTTGTGAATGCTATTGTTGGGGCGGAGCGTAATAATAAGCGCGAAGTACAGTTTCAACCACGGCAAATGGGAGCAGCAATACCCAATGAATTGCTTACTGGAGCAGCAGAATGGTTTCGTGATGAGGCAGAGGCGGAATATGCAGATTCCGATGCTTTTCAGGATATGGTTATTTGCGGTATGGGCTGGACAGATACGCGGCTTGATTATGATACAGATCCCGAAGGGATACCCGCTGTTCAACGTTTAGATCCCTTAAAAATGGTTTGGGATGCCAATGCTGTAAGACCAAATCTCATTGACGCACAGCGTATGTGGTATGTTGATCGCAAATCCGTTGAGGATGCTAAAAGTCTTTTTCCTGATGTTGCTGTTGAAGATCTTAACGCCGATTGGGCTATCGATAGTACAACCGCTTCTGAGGATTCTCATGTGTCGCTTGATGCGTATCATGATGACTCCAATGCGTCTTCTCTTTCAGAGCCGTGTTCTGGGAAACGCTATGTTACGCTGGTTGAATGCCGTTGGTTTGAATATGAGACCACTTACAAGGCGCCCGATATTCAAACCGGTCAGATGCGCAACTATAGCAAACAGGAGTTTGAACAGCTTCAAAGGATCATGCCACAGTTACAAGGCGCACGCTTTAATAAAAAAGTGGTGAGACGCGCTTTTCTGGGACGACGTCTTTTAAGCCAGCCCGATAAGCCATTAGCACCTGATGAGCAGCTAGGTTGGGAATGTATCACGGGCACGCTGGATAAGCTTAAAAACCAGTTTTACGGGATTGTTCGCCCCGCAAAAGACCCGCAGAAATGGTCGAATAAATATTTTAGCCAAGTGATGTATATCCTTAATAGCCAGTCTAAGGGCGGCTTGATGGCAGAACGAGGCGCTTTCGATGATGATCGCCAAGCGTTAGAAAGCTGGGCGCGAACGGATACGATTACTTGGGTTAAAAATGGCGCGCTTACAGGAGGGAAAATTCAACCAAAGCCAAGTGCACAATTTCCCAATGGATTTTTCCAGCTGTTTAATGAATCGCGTGAAGCGATAACGCATGTAACAGGGTTATCGGCCGAGTTTATTGGAACACGGGAGGTTAATCAAGCGAATGTTCTGGAAAATACACGCCGGCAATCAACGCTTAATTTGCTTGCAGGTTTATTTGATAATCTCAAGCTTTATCGGTGCAGACAAGGAAAAATTATCCTTTATCTTATCCAGAATTATCTCTCTGATGGGCGTCTGGTACGTATTTCTGGACAAGAGAATGCCCAATATGTGCCGTTGACGCGTGAAGCTGTTACGACGCTTGAGTATGACATTATTGTTGATGATTCACCTACAAGCCCTAATGAAAAAGAAAAAACTTTTGCGGCAATTACGCAAATGTTGCCTTTGCTTGGTGGGTTCTTAACACCGGAGATGATTCCAGATCTTTTAAAGCTTTCCCCACTACCGGCAACATTGGTAGCAAATTTAACGGCAAAAGCACAGCAGGCACAACAAGAACAACAGCAACAACAGATGATGCAACAAAGCCAAGGGGCGCAATTAACCCCTGAGCAACAAGCAAAGATTGCTGTTTTACAGCAGGAAGCACAGGCAAAGAGCACACTCTATCAACTTGATGCACAGCAGAAACAAGCAGCATTGCAGCAGAAAAATATCGAACTTTTCTTGAAGCAAGAACAAGCGCGGATGCAACTTGAGCTTCAACAGGCAAAAAATGAGATAGCGCAGCGTGATTTAGAACGCAAAGCTTTACAGGCACAGTTGGAACACTATCGAGTTTTGACAAAAAATATAATAGCACATTGAAGGGACAGAATATGGAAGAAGAGTTTACGCCTGAAGAACAAGCAATCTATGATGAACATTTTGCCAGTGATAATGCTGTTGAGTTGGTCGAGCCTGAACAAGTTGAGGAAGTTTTGGATGCAGAGGAAAGTTCTGAACAGCCAGCTGTAGAACCAGTTGGAGAGCAGCCAAACTCTGATGCAATAGGATCTGATAAATTAGAGCAAGAGCGGCAAGCACGCCAAAAGGCAGAACAAAGCGCCATTGAAGCGCGTGAATTGGCTATTGAACTTGCGCAAAAATATGCCGCCATGCAGGAAGAAATCACGCGCCGCCGTGAGGAAAATATTCCCACCCTAGAAGACGATCCAAAAGCACATGTTGCATGGCTTAGTCATAAGGTACAAGAACAACAGAAATTGCTTGATGAGTTTTCTCATATGAGAGAGAGCCAAGAGCGCATGAGTCAAGAGGAATATGAACGCCAAAAGTTGGGGGATTATTTCGAGGAAGCCAAAGCGCAAGTACAAGATAAATATCCAGATTTAGATAGTATCACGGACTATCTCTATGAAAGAGCAGACAGTGTCTTACAAGCGCAAGCAAGCCTTTATCCGCAATGGAAAGACCCAGAGGCACGGCAACAGCAAATTGGTGCTGAATTGCGCCAAATATGCCAGCAGTGTCAGAAAGCCGGTATAAATCCAATTGAGGTGCTGGTGCAAAAAGCGAAAGCTTTTGGCTATAGTGGAGCGCCCGTTAAGGACGAAGTGGGAGCTCTTCAAGAGCGCTCTCAAGCAGCGCGTACGCTTACAGCGCGTGGCGGGCAAGTTCCAACAGGTGGTATGGATGTGAGAACGCTTTTTTCCATGCCAGAAGCCGAATTTGCTGTATGGGTTGAGAAAAATCCCGAAAAATTTGAACAAATTATGAGCAGAGCGTGAGATGTGCGTGGTGACGCAACAGAGAGAACCAAGTGATTGTTATCGTTTGGGGGAGCCGCAAGGCAAGTTTTAAAAACCAAGAAAGGCATTGATTGAAATGGCAGTAACACAGGTAAATCTTAATGACCCATTAGCCGTTGGCGTTTGGGCTAAGATGCTAAACACAGAAACTTCAAAAGCGTTGCCCATTGCACCGCTGATGGGAAAAGGCAAAAACAGCATTATTCAAGTATTGGATATGCTAGGAAAATCCGCTGGTGACTCTGTGACGAGTGGATTACGCGTCCAACTTATGGGGGATGGCGTTAGCGAGGGACAAACGCTGGAAGGCAATGAAGAAGCACTCCAATTTATGAATGAAACGGTGCGCATTAACGAGCTTTCTCATGCTGTACGCGTAAAATATGAAGGCACCATTGATCAACAACGTGTTTTATTTAATTTACGAACAGAAGCAAAAGATGGGCTTGTTGATTGGTATGCAGATCGCTTAAGTTTGATGTTCTTCATTCAGGCAGCAGGTTATACAGCACCATGGATTCACTTCGAAGGACGCACCATAACCCTTAAACCCGTACATTATGGTTTTAATGCTCCATTAGAGCCAAGCAAACTGCGTGTTATTCGTGCCAATAAGAAAAAGACTGATGAAGAACTTACAAAAGACGATGTTTTTACATTAGATCTTATAGATAAAGCTGTTGAACGCGCTAAACTTGCTAATCCACGTTTGCGCCCTGTTCGTGTTGATGGAAAATCGGCATATGTGATGTATCTCCACCCAACACAGGTGACCCAATTGCGCACCAATACAAAGAGTGGTCAATGGTTAGACATTACCAAGGCAGCTTATGATGGCTCTGGAGCTAAGAACCCAATTTTTGAGGGCTCTCTGGGGATGTATAACGGTGTCATTTTGCGTGAAGCTGAACATGTC